TGGATAAGAAGGATATCTATTTGGATAAGAAGGATATCTATTTGGATAAGAAGGATATCTGTTTGTATATGGAGGTGGTCTATAATAACCGCCTGACTGTTCGTTTTCATTTTCGCCTCCACTAGTTTCCAGACCTTTTAATTGACTGGTTGGAAATATATTTTTAAATGACCCATAAAAAATTCTATATTGTTCAGGTGTTGCATTTTTTAAATTTAGTATAGCTGCATTTATAATATCCATTAATTCCTTTTTATATTTAAAAGTCCTCTTTGCATTTTCATCTCTTATACTACTATAAAAAATACCATAAATTGTAAATAAAATATATAGAGGAGGAACTATAGCATTTGCAGCTCTATCAAATATAGTTATTTTTTTTTTCACTCCTGAACTATAATCTGTAAATGCCATTAATTCATAGTGGGTTGCTCTTTGGTCATAATATAAAAATAAGTATTTGTTCCATTTATTATCTGAGTCGTCAAAATTTGTATGAACATTTTTTATTTCAACATTCCTAGTAGTTTCATTTATACCTATTTGAATTGGTATTATTTGTAATTTTAATACATTTGAAATGGCTATAATAGCTTCCGGACCTGCCCAATAAAATGGACTTTCTACATATGCTGGTATATTTGATATATTTGTAATTGCTCTAAATGGATTATTATAGTTTGCATCAGTTGGCGCTGGAATTGGATAAGATGGGTTTAATAAATAGGTTGACTCTGTTAAAAAATTATCATTTTTTCTATATACATCTTCAAGTATTTTTCTATATGATTCAGGTGTAATTTCAGTTACTAAATTATTTCCTAAACTTATTTGGGTTTTTATTAAATCTCGTTCTTCTGCTATTTTACGCGCAAATTCAGCGTTTAAATCTTCGGCAGTAGTTTGAGCTATAATTAATCTATTACCTATCTGTGACCATGTTTGAAAAAATCTACCAGTTATTTCTCTCAATTTTTCTTGTGTGAATGACTTATTTCCACTACCAAAACCATCTGGAGTAGTAATTCTATTGCTTTGTCTATCATCTTGATTATATAAATTATGATAATTTATAGCTTGTGCTGCAGAAATAAACAAACAATCCCCTCCTCCTCTATTCGAAATTATATCAAGGTCTTGAACACTTTCATCATAAGCTGCTTCACTTAATTCGCTTCTTTGTTGTCCTTTATTTGTACCACGAGTTTTTACATCTAATAAACTTGCATTTACTGTTGTAGTATTTTTTAAAAATGTTCTTAATAATGCTCTATCTTGTTCACTACAATTTGCATATACATAATTTATCATTGTTAAAAAGTTTGTAGGATTATGCCTATTAGCAACTTGCACAACATTAGACCTCATTGTTCCACGGTTCAAAAAGACAGACCTAATTAGAGGATTATTAGGTGATTTTAAATATCTAAAATCTTCTGGTATGATATCTGGTTGGGCTGGTTGAAATAAAGGTAATTGTGGAGATAATTTTTGTGAAGTGGATTGTTTTATGTTGCCTATAAATTCACTTCTTGCAATGTAAACCGCATTTATGCTTTCTGTACCATATCCTCTTCTCTTCAATTCATCTATAATAGTTTCCTTTGATTTACTAGTTGAATTTGCATCTATAAATTTATTTATACCTTTTGCTTGTTGTATAACACTATCATCTTTTATATTTTGAGGAATAGGAAAATTTTTTACAGTGAAAAAAAAATTTATTATATCATCACTTACATTATTTTCCTTTAAAGCGTCTGCTATTTGAGGCGATGATTGGTTAGTTGTATCTAATAATGTTATAAGACTATTTATTTCATCCAATGTTAATGGTTTATTATCTGCTTTTATTTTTGCTTCTAAAAAATATGGTATATCTTGAAGATTTTGTGAAACAAAACGATTTTGTCTCAAATAATTATCCGCTTGTTCAATTGTTAATGGTTTTATGCCGTTGCTTATTTCTGTTAATACTTTAACTACATTTCTAAAACCATTTTTCATATTTTCACCACCATAATTATTTACACCTATAGGTAATAGATCTCTTACTATTAATGTTATCAATATGGGTATAAACTCATATGTATTTGGAGGATATTTACCTTCAAAAAAATTATATATATTGGTCGTATTTTGCCCCTTTTTTAAAAGTTTATCTATAATTTTATTTATTTCATCTGGTGTTAAAACCTGAAGTTGAATATTAGGTCCTTGTGCTTGTGCTTGTGCTTCTGGTTGAGTAGTTGTTCCTGATGTTGTCGATGTTCCTGAAAATGGTCCTCCAGGTTGTCCTTTAGGTTGTCCTTTAGGTTGTCCTCTAGATGGTTTTGATATCGGACCTCTTATCTGTCCTGAACTACTATCACTATCACTATCACTATCAGATGAAGATGAAGCAAAACCAGATATGGCAGGTGATGGAACACTTGACGCATATGCAGACAACATTGAAGCCACTATTCCAGAACTTATGTTTTTTCGTGTTGACGACTTTACACCATTTGGTAAAAATCTTTTCAATATACGTTCTATATCTTTTGATGAAGGAGGCATTAATGCTGGATATGCTTGTGGGGCAGGCAATGCAGGGACATTTACAACAGGTGCGCCTACATTTACTACTGGTGCTGGTAATGCAGGGAAATGTATTGCTGGTGGAGCTACATTTACTACTGGTGCAGGTAATGCAGGGAAATGTATTGCAGGTGGTGCTACATTTACTAGAGGTGGCGGTAATGCTAATATTGCAGCTCTAATTGCGTCGGCTATTTGTAATGCTGTTGGTGGAGCTGGTAATGCTGGAGGAGGTGGAGGTGGAGGTAATGCGGCAAATACCCCTTTTGCCGCGCGTTCCATTATTAATTTTATATCATATGGTGCACCTGGACGCGTATATCCAAAAGCATCTGCAGCTAATATTCTGAGTGATGCTATAATTGCATCTGCTATTTCATCTGAGGTTGGTGGAGGCAGTAATGCTGGTCCTGATGGTGGAGGCGGTAATGCTGCCACTGCTGCTGCTACAGCTGCCGCAATATCTGCTGCTGATATTGGTGCTGGTAATGCAGGATATGGTCCTACTGTTCCAGGTATTGCTCCTACTCCTGTTCCAGGTATTGATCCTACTCCTGTTCCAGGTATTGCTCCTACTCCTGTTCCAACAAAAGGTGACAAACCTGTAACCACATTTTTTGGACCTGTATAATTTGCACCATAAACTACCGATTTTGGCAACGTATTTAATTCATTTTCACCTTTAACTATTTCATCACTTATTATTGCATTAAATAAAAACGGGTCAGTTATTTTACTAATATCGTATTGGACAGGTTTTCTTTTTGTATCCAATTTCCAACTACCTTTAGTCCATTGTAAATCTACTATAACATATTGTCTACCTCCTATGGTAATTACAGTTTCTCCTGGCATTATAGTATTCAGTGTAATATCAATATTATTATCAATATAACCTTTTGTTTTCGCATCTAGTAAACTTTTCGCTGGTCTGCTATTTGTAAATCGAATTAATGAATCAAATAACCCTTTATCCACAAATTGTTTTTTTCTTAAGTATTCTGGAACTTTATCTACAACTGCTTTATTTAGTTTTATTAGAGGATTAAAATAAACAGAAGCATCTTTATTCACATTTTTCATTATCATTGATGGTTCTAGTCTAAAAACTTGGTGCCCAGGAACACTTGTTCTTACATTTATTTTTAATTCATTTGGAATAGTAGTCATACTTATAATATTAATATATTATTATACTTTTAGTTTTAAATAAAATTGATTTTATTTAAAATTTAAATACTAAATATTAAACTTAAAATGTCATTTATGCTTAAAATTCCAAATTTAATTGAAGGAAGGGTTTTTAAACGCCCTTCCGCATTCATTAAAAGTCCATATGTTGCGGATATTATTCCTATTCATTTAGATAATATTATTTTAGCTCATACTGCATCTTTAGGTTGTTGTGGATTAGCAGATAAAGATGCTAATATATTAATGGCTTCAATTCCTAAAACAAAGAAATCAACTGATAAACTTTGCTGTGAATACAGAGTTTATCTTTCGGTTTGTAGAGAGAAAGGTTCTGAAATTATCGTGGGCATACATCCAAAATTAGCCGAAGATTTGACAGAAATCGCACTTAAAAATAATCTACTAAGTAGGCTTCTAAATGTGCGGAGGTATAAAAGAGAGACCTACATCTGTGTAGAGGGAAAAGTTGATTCTAGGTTCGATTTTTCCGGCATTGATTGCAACGGAGTTCCTTTCATTATGGAGGTAAAAAATGTACCGCTTGCTGATTATGAGGATATAACTGCTACAGAGCGCAAGAAAAAATGTTATGATGAAAGGGATGTAAATTCTAAGGTTGCATATTTTCCTGACGGGTACCGAAAAAAAAGCACTATGCCAGTAAGTCCGCGCGCGTTGAAACATATTCGCGAGCTCACTTTAATCAAACGTGAATCTAAAACTCGTTGTATTATGTGTTATGTAATACAACGAACAGACGTTGATCGATTTCAGCCTTCTATAATAGATCCAGAATATAGAAGTGCATTTAAAGAAGCTATGGAAGCTGGAGTAGAAATAATTACTTTAGTTGTTCAATGGACGAGAGAAGGAGAAGCCTATTTTGTAAGAGATGATTTACCAATTAGTTTATAAATATTGTTTTATTTACGAGAACGTTTATGGTTATTTATTTTTTTTATTCTTTTTGTAAATTTGGGTTTCCTTATTTTTCTCATTTTTCTTGTTTTTGAATTAGTTCTTGTTTTTGACTTTTTTATTGTTTTGCCACCCCTATTGGAACGAAGGCCAGAAGCTAATGGAGTTTCAATTGGACAACCAATACTACCACCAACTTTGCTAATAGTATCTTGTAAAAAGATGAAAAGATTTTTCCCAGTTTCAGTGAAATAATCAAATGAATAAGTATAATGTGGCGTCTGTAATATCGAATGTTGTGTTCCTTTTTTAATTATTATATTATTAATATAATCCTCGTTAAACATAAAAATCTTTCCATTATTCGCGCCATAATATAATACTTCCATAATTGAAAGAACAATAATAGAAAAAATTCCTGATATTTTATTATTATCTTGTTTTATACATCGAGGATTTATTTGTAGCTTATTTTTGGGACTATTTTCTGGAAGTGGTAGAGATTGATGCTTTGGTTGTTCTGTTCCTATTGCAATAAAAACTTCCTCACCTTGGTGAGTTTCATTAAAATATGTATTTATTAAATCTAATAAATCATTATCTAGAGTAGCATCAGTAGGAACAGTAGCATCAGTAGAAGATGGAGAAGCATCAGTAGGAGATGGAGGAGGAGTGTAATTTGATAACCCTAATAGAAATAGTAAAGTTTTAATACCAGATAAATCATATTTTTTTGAATATGCCTTAAATTTATTATTTAATAAAAAATTAATTGATATATTTTTAAAAACAATACTATTTTCATCATAAACAGGCCTTTGTTGAATATATCCGAAATCTGCATAAGTGTATTGATTTGTTATTAATTTTAATCCAGTTAAAAACCCTATATTAATATTATCTATTGTATTTTCTTCTTCTACATCCGCTTCTTGAAATAATAACTGATAACAAAATTGGTCTGTTTCATAAGTATCACTAATTACAATTAAAAATTGTATAAAATTAGATACATTTAATATAAAATCTGAAGGAATTTGAACTCCTTCTTGAAATCCCAATTTTGTTTTAACCTCCGTATCATATTGAACATTTTTAATATAATTTGTGCATTTGTTATACAGATTTAATAATAATTGTTTTACATCATTTACAATAGTTCTTATATTTTTATCAAGTTCTACTTCACTTATAGCTCCACCTTGTTGGATCAAACTAGTTTCTTCCTTTCCGCCAAGTTGTCCTTGCACTTGTCCTTGTATTTGTCCTTGCATTTGTCCTGGTTCACCAATATCTGTCAATGCTTGACTTAAATTTGCTAATATTTGTGCTACTTTTTCCTCGTCGGGTGTTGGCCTTTGTAATAGTTCTCCTTGTATTGCTGCTCTTGACACTTCTTCTGGCATTGCTTGTTGTTGTTCTAATGTTGATAATCCTATAACTTTGCCATCCATAAAACCTGGGGTAAAATTTTCAAACGCTTCTATCTTAAAATCATTACTATTCTCTAAAAATTTACATGAAACTATAAATTCATTGTAACCATTTAAAAACTCTATTTTTTGTAATCTTATTTTGTTTTCTAATACAGCCCTAGTTCTTGGATTGCGAGATGCTTGTCCTTGATTTGTTTGTATTGCACTATATGTTGAAAAAAGAGATGAAACACTTCTTACCTTAGAAGAAAAAAGATTTATTCCTAAAAGAGGAATTTTTAAATTTTTTATTCCGTTAAATGAAACAGGAACTGGATTAGGAATATCAATTAATATAGGTCTGCTATTTATATTGTTAAAATATTGAGGAAAATTGTCTTCAATAAAATTATATATTTTTAAACCATTTAGAGTTTCTTCAAACTTTGAAACTTTTGTCAAATATTCTTTAATTTTTTCTTCATTTGAAAAAATTGCAGCATTACCGGCTTCTTTTACGCTAGTTATTTCTGCACATAAACTAAAAATTTCTTTTACATCAGCAGCATGAGCAGCGCCATCAGCATTCGCACGTAATTCAAAAAAATTACCTAGAAGAAGTTCTGATAATCTTACTATTTTGTCTAATTTATTATAAGCATTCCTTACACTTATAAGTTTGAAAAAAGTATTCATTTTTTTTTCATCAAGAGTAGGAAGAGAAACACTATTAAATTCTTCTTGTAAATTTGTAATAAAAGTTCTCAACTTCTCTCTTAGTTGTAAATTATGTTCGTAATTGTTTTCAATAAATTTTTTTAATAAGTCTATTTTTCCTCTTATTGAACTACAATATTTTTGTATAATGTTTATATCATTTTTTAATTCGTATTCAAGTTGGGCTTCTGGATTTGTAGAAAACAAACGACCTCTATATAATCTGCATTGTGCACCACTTGCTGTTTGATAAATAGTTGGTACTCCTAATAATCTACCAATTAATGCTGAAAGTTCATCTCCACTGCAAAAAGTAAAAAACTCTCTATTATCTCCTCCTGCTGTTAATATAGCTTTTAATAATGTGTATGCTTGTTGGTAATCTCCTGTTCTTTTGTAATCCGCCAAAATTTGAAATAAATAATACAAATGATCTTCTGGAATAGTTATATTCCCTAAATTATCACAAAATATTTTTAATATTCTAGCATCAGAAAATGGAATACGACCATTCAAAGGTTCGGTTGCATTATTTTTTAATGAATTTAGTTCAAATATTATTTTTGCTAATTCAACATTAGGGTTTCTCTCATTTACTGGTTGAAAGGCTACGTTAGTTATGGGCAAAATTGCCCCTGAGCCTTGCACTACTAAATTTTTAATTTTATCAATTACTCTTCCAATATAAGGCACTCCTGCACCACAAGTTCCACAACTATTTTCATCAATTTGATTTTTTTTAACTTGTCCGAAAAAATAACGAGCTACTATTTGTTGGTTTGCAACAATATAGGCATAAATATATTTAAGAGCATCTGTATAATTAGCCTTAGCAAGATGATCATTTGGGGGTAAAATTTCTCTAACTTTTGTTATTGCGACTTGAAGACTATCAATATTTCCAATTCTTTCAACTTCATTATGATTCGGTTGATCTATTTTTAAAATGGCTAATGAAAACCCATATAAAGTATCTAAATTATAATCATCATCCGTATTCGGCAAATAACAAAAAAAATATTTATCACAAGAGAAATAATTTGAAACAATAGGTACAACTTGCCGAGGAACTAGTTGTTCAAAATAAAAATCTAATGTTGGGTCTAATTTTTCAGTAGATGTACTAGCTGAATCTAAAATACATGGAATAGCAACAAATGGTTTCACTTTAGAATCTTCGGCGCTAAAAAATTCCTTTAAAAATGAAGAACCTGCATCAAATAAAATTTTCATTGTACCATCAGCATGAGCGAGAGCAGTAGGAGTAAATATTTGAAAGGGTTGATTTATAGGAGCATTTACTTCTGGCAAATTGGAATGTAGATACCATCTTATAAAATAAGAAATTTTTAAATATGCTGCCTTTTTTTCTTGTTCACCCATATTTTTTTGTTCTATATATGCTGAAAATGTAGAGCTTTCACCTGAATCTACTGATATGGTAATGGAACCATTTGCTGATAATACTTTATTAAGAAAAACTTGATCAGTAAAAGTAATTGTATCTGGATTACTAGTAGTAGTAACATTATTTAAAATATTATCATAAGTTATAAACGTATCTGCTGTTTGTAATCCCATGTTTATTTCAAATGATTTTGCTACTTTTGGTTCAAATCTTCCAGTGAGTTGTTGAAATTCTGGAAAATTTATACCATCCGTATATTTTTTTACATTATCTCCTAGAACATATTGATTTGTCATTAAATAATTTAGAGGGCCATTTATAAAACCTTGGGGATTATAGGTACCTCTAGGATTAACTAAATCATGAAATGTATCATTAATCATTAAAAAATTTAAAGGATTTGCTTTTTTAAAATCATCTGTTATTTGAGGTTTAAGTTCAACTGTGTTGGTTGGTTCATTTATAGTAAAATACGGATACTCTACTCCATGTGTAATACAACTCTTAAAAACATTTTCATCTATATATTGTGTCATCTTAATATATATTTAGATTTAAAAAAAATATTAATAACTAGAAAATAATTTTTGACTATTTAAATCATTATTATCCATAATGGTTTCCAATGATTTCACATTATTTGAAGCCATATTATCATTTGTTAAAAAAGCAATTAAGTCTAAAATTACTTTTATTTTTTCCTGTGTCCATTGTTCATTCAAATTATCTATTAATTCTTTTGTATAATACGTTGTCATACCATCCTTATAAAAAATTGTATCGTTATATTTTTGTTCTACATGATTGGTTATAATAGCATAATAGTAATTCAAACATAAACTAATGATAGAACAGTTTTTATATGTTTCTATTAAATTTTTTAACCCATTTTGTGCACATATAAATAAATTTTTTAATCTCGGTGTCTTTTGTACACTTTCTTTGGATAAAAAGGTTGCACAAGCTATTTGTATTGGGTTATACATATATTGCAAATCGGTTTTATTGGAATTATAGAACATACGAGTTATGGATTGAAATATACCAGGTTCCTGAAAATAAATTACATTATTTTGAATTAAAATTTTGGTTCCGATTGGTTTATTACCTAATATTGCTAGTTTAATTATAACCGATAATGGATCCAATAAAAATAATTTAATGTTAATCTTTGTATTATTTTCAGGTAAGTTTGAAGAATTCATTAATAATATAAATTATAAAAAATATTTATATAATTTTATTAATTGTTAAATAATCTTTTATTTCTTAAGGGTATCCATAAATTCGGCAACTAATTGTTCAGGTATGTTACTGAAGTCAACTAATTTTTTATTCAATTCATATTGTGCATAATATTCCGAATTAGCAGCCATTTTCTTTTTGAAGAATTCTGGGTCTTCTATGCATTTTTGTGCTGTTTTTGGTCCGCATTTTGGAAATACTGCGGGAATATTATCACTTGTGTCACCCATAATGATTTTAATTTCTAAATCGTCTTTTGCACAAGAACTCTTTTCTGCAATATTTTTGAAAGCGAGATTGAACAAATGAACATTTGAAGACGCTAATTGTAAATAGTCGCGGTCACTTGTAATAATATAAATTTGGCAATGAGGATATTTGTTTGTTAAATGATTTACAGAAAGAGCAATACAATCATCTGCTTCCAACCTCGGATGTTTTAAGATAGCCTTTGCACCTCCTTGTTGAAATAGTTCAGCTTCATAAGCCATTTTAAAGAATGGACCACCCATAAACCCAACTTGGTCACGATTTGATTTGTATTTTGGAAACAATTCCATTCTCCAAATATTTTCTCTCTTGCAATCCTTTCCAACAACTAAAATTGGTTTGGTAGTTTTGTGAATTTTAAGTTTCTTTGGTATAGCTAATAAGTTTTCTACAAATGTCTTTTTAAATTTATCGACAAAGTTTTTGTTTTGATAAGGGTCTTCGATGGGCTCATCAGGATGTGCAATCTTCCACCAATTTAATAAAGCAAAATATCTGTAAAAACAGTAATAACTTCCGTCTACGAATATAAATGTAGGTTTCATGTCAGATTGTTCAAATATATTGTTCATTATAATATATTTGAATTAATATTTAATTACTTTCAATTTTATATTTAATTGTTAAACTTCATCGATTTACACCTTTTCTCATTTTACACCCTTGAACGTTTTATAAATATGTCCTAATTTGTTCCCAACCGTTTCTTGTATCGTAATAACATATTTCAAATATTCCGTCTTCATTAAACCCATAATCGTAACATAACCCTACTCTAATATCTATATCAAACCCAAATTCAAAATAAAATTCTTGACCACGCAAATCTATAGTTTTCATTATTACCATTTTTTTATTTATAACTGGCATAATAATATTATATCTGTCATCATTTTTATGTATTATATCTATATATTTACCATTTTTATATTTTATTCTTCCATCATATTCTAATATTATATGTAATACATCTTTTGGAATATATATACAATTCATTATTATAATTTATATTATTGATATTTTAAATCATAATTAAATTATATTTAAATTAAATATGACGGATTGTTTAAATGATAAAAGGTCTAAGACTTTTCACATATTCTTCATAAGTTTATCTAATAAATTTTTTCTCAATGTGTTCATTTTATCTACATAATGTAAGGAATGTTTGTTTAAAATGATTAAAAACTGTCCCTTTGAGTATAGTATAAAATTCGGTTTTTTTTGATGTGAAAGTTTTTTTGAAAAGTAAAAAATGGACAAAAAAAATGTCCAAAATTGAAAAGTTGAAATATTTTACTGCAAAAAATTTAATTGTGTGACCATAATTTAAAATTAGCGTCTCAACACCAAAAAATAATTTTCACTTTGTTACGATAAATTTTTTAAATTTAATTAATAAAAAAGTATTTAGGGATTTTTATGTTGATATATTATCAACAAATGTCAACAGATTTATCCAAAAAATCCCTATTGATATATATATGTGAAAAATGTGACTATAATACTAGTAGTAAAAAAGACTACAATAAACATTTAGTGACACTGAAACATAAAAATCAACAAAAATCAACAAAAATGGACAACAAATCCTCATGTGGTGTTATTTGTGAATGTGGTAAAATTTATAAAGAACGTTCTGGATTATGGAGACACCGAAAAAAATGTACTAAAATAAGTGACACATCCGAAAACATAAATGAAATAGCCGATAAAGAACTAATTATGATGTTAGTAAAACAAAATACTGAATTATTAGAAGTAATTAAAAATGGAACAAATAATACAAATATTTCATATAATAATTCAAATAATAATTCAAATAATAAAACATTTAACTTGAATTTATTTTTAAATGAAACATGTAAAGATGCAATGAATATTACGGATTTTGTAGATTCTATAAAACTTCAATTAAGTGATTTAGAGAATGTTGGTAAATTAGGTTTTGTAGAAGGTATTTCAAATATAATAACCACAAATTTAAAAGCATTAGATGTGACGCAAAGACCAGTTCATTGCACTGATAAAAAGAGAGAAGTATTGTATATAAAAGATGAAAACAAATGGGAAAAGGAAGATGACGACAAGAAAAAGATAAGAAAAGTTATAAAAAAAGTAGCATCGAAGAACCAAAATTTACTTCCACAATTTAAAGAAGCACATCCCGATTGCAGCAAAGCATCTTCCAAATTTTCAGATCAATACAACAAAATAATAGTTGAGTCTTGTGGAGGTTCTGGAGATAATGATTTTGAAAAAGAAGACAAAATAATTAGAAATATTGCCAAAAATGTTACGATAGATAAGGAACTAAATGTGTAACGTACTACATTATGTAGAGAGAAAAAACGAAAATCTTAAAAATTAAGTCCCTTTGAGTATAGTACAAAATTCGGTTTTTTTTGATGTGAAAGTTTTTTTGAAAAGTAAAAAATGGACAAAAAAAATGTCCAAAATTGAAAAGTTGAAATATTTTACTTCAAAAAATTTAATTGTGTGACCATAATTTAAAATTAGCGTGTCAACACAAAAAAAATAATTCTAAAAGTGTTACGATAAATTTTTTATTTTTTGTAAAATAATCATTTAGAAATATTTTCTGATGAAACAATATGAAACAAAATGAAACAAATTTGTCCCAAAAAAATCCCAATTATTTTTGCGAATTTTGCGAATACACAACCAATAACAAAAAAGATTTTAAAAAACATTTGATGACATCAAAACATAAAAATGAAACAAATGAAACAAATTTGAAACAACTTTGTCCCCAAAAATCCCAAAACCTAAAATGTCATTGTGGAATTATTTTTAATAGTCGTAGCACGTTATGGCGTCACCGAAAAAAATGTAATGAAGAAACAAATGAAGAACCTTCAGATAAAGAATTAATAATGATGCTTATAAAAGAGAATTCTGAATTGAAAAATATGGTGTTAGACGTGTGTCAAAAAATTCAACCATTAAATAATACAATAAATTCTCATAATGTAAATAGTAACAACAAAACATTTAATTTAAATTTATTTTTAAATGAAACGTGTAAAGATGCAATGAATATAATGGATTTTGTAGATTCTATAAAACTTCAATTAAGTGATTTAGAGAATGTTGGAAAATTGGGGTTTGTAGAAGGCATCTCAAATATCATAACAACAAATTTAAAAGCATTAGATGTTACACAAAGACCTGTTCATTGTACTGATAACAAGAGAGAAATATTGTATATAAAAGATGAAAATAAATGGGAAAAAGAAAACGACGAGAAGAAAAAAATAAGAAAAGTTATAAAAAAAGTTATCAATAAAAATATGTCTTTAATTCCACAATTTAAAGAAGCACATCCAGATTGTAGTAAAGCATCTTCAAAATTTTCAGATCAATATAACAAAATAATAGTTGAGTCTTGTGGAGGTGCGGGAGATAATGATTTTGAAAAAGAAGACAAAATAATTAGAAATATATCAAAAGTAGTATCAATTGATAAAAAAGACCACTAATTTAATATCATTATATATTAATGAAATTAAATAACTATTATATTATAATTATTATAATATTTGTAAGCGTTTATCACTACTATATACAAAATGATTTAGAAAAAAATTTTTGTAGATGTTATATTGATTATAATAGTATAAAAAGACCTTTGGCTACTTGTAATAAATTTAAAAATAGTCCGCGTTTGATTTGTGTGGGAATGCCATCTGGACACGCTGAAACAATAACTATATTGGCAACTTTATTATATGTATACCAATTTATACCTTTGTGGTTATGTTTATTATTAATATTTATATTTTCTATACAACGTTTCATAACAAATATGCATACAATAATTCAAATAATATCTGGAGTAATATTTGGATTATTTTATGTGTATATATATAAATATTTTAATTTGTCTATTTATGCTTTTTTGATAATATTTAGTATAGGGATATTATTATATACTATATGTAAAATAAAAAATTATAATATCATATTTATATGAAATAATTCATTAATCACTTTATCTGCTAATGGAAAGAAATCATTCTTGCAAAGTGTTAAAGTTACACCATGTGACATAGCTAATACAAGCTGTGTTTTTACAAAATTGTCACTAGGTCTAATTCCAATATTAGCTAATTCAGAATTGCTTAGATATTCTTTAAATGTATGCAAAAATTTATAAATTTGTAATTGATTTGCCTTTTTAGAGCTTTGAATTGTTTCTTCAATAATTGAAGATGCAAAATTAATAATATTTTCATAATGTTCTTTGGGTATTTGTTGAATAATATTTGGAGGGTCAATCAATCCAGAACTCAATAATTTAATTGCTGTCTCTCTTGGTGGTGTTTCTAACATTTGAGACAAAATCTCAAACAATAAACCTCTATAAGTATTATCTACTTCATATATAATGCCAAAATCAATAACACCTATTTTATATTTATATTTATTATCATTGTCATCTTTGATAAATAATATATTTCCACTATGTAAATCACCGTGCGTTAATCCATGAACAATTGTAGTAACTAATCCAAATTTCATAACTTGCTTAGCAAAACCATCATAATCTTCTTCTTTAATCTCGTTAAGTTTAATACCATTTATGTATTCCATAAGAATAATATTAGGATATTTTTCAGTAACGTCTTTATATACTGTTGGAATTTTAACATATTTTAAATTTTTACAATTTTCTTTAATTTTAATCATGTTGCTAACTTCTTCCGAAAAATTAGTTTGATGTTTAATAATATCGATATTTTTATTAACAACTTCGGCAAGTTGATATTTATTTACTAGTGGAAAAAATGATAATAAATACATAAAAGTCTGCAAATTTTCTATAGAACTATTTAGTTTATCTTCTATATTTTTTCTTTTCATTTTAATAATTACAGGTTCGTTATTATCTTTTTTATAAGCCTTGAAAACAAGTGAAATCATTCCTGCATTAATAGGTTTTTCAAAACCATATTTTAAAACAAGGTCATTATCATTAGACACTTCAATAATATCTTCTAAATTGATATCTGAATAAGACCAAGGAACATTATCAGTAAATTTGAGTAATTTATTATTTGTTTTTTCGTCAATAAGACTATTATTTGACGCAATAGCTTGAAACACTTTCACATATAATATATTAATAGAAGCTAATCGGTGAGTAATTCTTGTTATAAAATATGAAAAATCTTTATAAATCAAGTAAAAGAATAATTCTGTACTGAAAATAAAAAAAACATTAATAATAAAAATAGCTTCTTTAAAAATTCGTTTCATTGTTATATTATATTCTAATGTTTTCTATAAATTGTTTTACACGTTTAAATATTTTAAATAAAATTACTCCAACCATTTTTTCAGCAAAGACAGGTATATTTTCTAGCGGATTAAATGTAACATGAAATGAAAATAAAACTTTATGCGGTGTAATAATATTACATATACTGGTTAATTCATCCATTTTCATTAGTTCAGTATTATCAGGAATAAAATCAGGTTTGTGTGCATAAATAGTTTGGGATCTAATAACAATTTTTGTTTCTTCCTTAATTAATCTCATATTAAGGAATGAATAATTTTGTGGTAGTCCTAAATCTTCACAAAAATGTTTAAAAAGAGCTGCTAGAACAGCTTCGTGTTCATTAAGTATTTGAATATTAATTTTTTCATAAATATCAGGATTTAAATCATAAATAAGTTTAACTAAATTAAAATCGATAATTTTGGGTATATTGATATAATTATTTTCTATAGAAAATTCGAGTTTATAATTATTTTTTTTAATACGTGAAAAAACAAAACCTTCTTTAATAAATAATATAGTTTGATTTTCGCTTGAATCCATTTATTATAGAAATGAATAATAAATTGATAAATTTAACGACATTTATTTAAATGCAGCACCTAACATTTTTAAAGCTAAATCTTTTTGTTTCTTATAGTCAACCATTGGTTTTGGATATTTAATATCTTTATGATTATTCCATTCAGTTTCCCAATTTAATATATCTTTCTCAGAAACATCATCTAATTCAGGTATCCATTTTTTTATGTATTCACAATCAGGGTCCCATTCTTTGGTTTGTTCCCAAGGATTAAAAATTCTAAAATATGGTTGTGAATCAGCACCGGTACTAGCAGTCCATTGCCAGTTGCCATTATTTGATGCTGGATCATAATCTGTTAGCATAGTTGCGAAATATTTTTCGCCTTCTCTCCAATCAATGAGTAATGTTTTTGTCAAAAAAGATGCAACAATTAAGCGTGCTCTATTATGCATATAACCAGATGTATTTAGCTGTCGCATTCCGGCATCAACAATAGGAAATCCAGTCTCACCATCGCACCATTTTTTAAACCAATTATTATTATGATGCCAGTGTATTTTGTTATATTTTTGTTTCATAGCATGACCTAATACGTGGGGAAAAGAATACAATATATTCGCATAAAAATCGCGCCAAATTAGCTGCCGAATGATGGCGGGTTTGCTTCTTAAGGTCTTATAAACCTCCCTGATTGATATGCAGCCAAATTTGATATATGCACTTAAAAGTGTTGTTTGCTTATTCAGTTCATTATGAGTTTTAACATAATGGGTTTGAGTTCTCATAGCTGTTTTTAATGTTTTTATTGCTTCTGGTCTGCCACCTCTTACTAAAATATCTGGATTTAAGTGAGTGAATTTTTTCATTGCTTGTTCTAATGAAATTTGGTTTGCAATATCAGTTTCACTTCGTTTGAAATGTATCTTTCTCATATTGGCAGGTGGCTCAACTTTCTTTTTTAAACAAGTCTCATAATAAGGCGTAAACTTTTGATATGGTTCACCAGATCCATTAACGATTGTCCCAGGTTGATGTAAATAATAATCATAATCATACATAACATATGTTTTCATATGTTCGCACATTTTGATAATTTTAGTGTCTCTCTCTTTGGCATATGGAGTAATGTCTAAATTAAAACAAACTATATCAATATTCCACACTTTTATACAATCAGAAATAACCTTGTCATTGTGTCCGTAAAATGTATATAATTTCCCCCCCATCTTGCTTATTTGAGATGCTAAATCTTCTAAACTTTCAATCATAAATTGAACTGCATTATCAGATTTATATTTATTTCCTGAACCTACTTGCTCTGGAGTAAAAATAAAAATGGCGAATATATTTTTACATTTTTCATTTAACAAGTTTAGTCCATTATTATCTATTATTCTTAAGTCTCTTCTAAATATAAATAATCCATTTTCAAACTTAGCTGTCATTAATATATATTAAAATGATATAAAACTAAATTTTAACTACTTCTAAATGAATACTACAATTGGTTCAATAGTTCAAGTAGCATTAAATGAAAGAAATAATTCTCCTAATATTTATTCAAATGTAGCGATTAACTATCAGACACATAATTTCATTAATCATAAAGTAATGCTTTCTGGCAATGCTGATAAAATAATTCCTGAATATATAATTTTAGAATTATATGATAATACAACATCGCTATATACAATTTATAACTATGGTTGTAACATATATATAAAGTTTCAAATTGGTAACCAAACGCTTTTAAATATTCCATTAAGTATTTTATGGAATTTAAAAGAACCAGAGATTTATGAAAACAAGTTGTATATACATATTCCATTTGAAATATTTTTTGGAGATATACAATTACTGGGTTTGTCAACAGTATCATTTAATTTAGTAAATTCTGATAATCTATTAAATTATGTTAGTGATTATAGTTTATTATGTAAAACGTATATTGGTGATATTCGATATAGAAGAAATAATACAGATGTAAGTAATTGTTGTATTCAACAAATTTCTTCAATTGAAGTTCAACCAACATTAAATGATAATACAGTTACATCAGATGAGTTTAGAATAAAAACAAAATTTGAAGGATTTTCAAAAGGCTTTTTAATTGAAAGTAATAATATAGATGATTTATGTGATTTACAATTATATTTAAATCAACAAATTAGAAGTAATTATAATACATTTATGATTAGAAATAAATGTAAAAAAATTAATGATAATATGATATATTTCCCTTTCAACGATGAAGAAACTTTTATGAATAGAACTTTCAATTCATATGTAGGTGCAATTAATTTAAGCGCTATAACAGAGCCTTTATTAAAATTAACATTTGTCACACCTCATAACAGAGTTAAAATCTATTCAATTAACATGAATAATTATACTCAAAGAAATGGTGAAATTATGAGTTTGCAAAGTATAGAAAATAATCATTTGATACAGGATTTTACAATACATATATTAAATCCAAGTGAACAATCACAATATAATATTATAAATATATATAACAGAAACAATAATTTAATTAATTATATTACGTATTATGGTGGATATAGCGGTCCTACAGGTCCTCACCATTATATTACAGAAAATATTTCAACAAATATTAATGACTTAATTGTTGATTATGGAGTTACTAGATTAATTCCAGAAGAGAGAAGAACTTGTGGAATTAATTTGGATGAAATACAAATTAATCAACGATATATGTATTGTTCACAATGTTTAAACAATTTCAATGAACAATCTATAAGAAGATGGTTACAAGATAGAAGAACATGTCCTACTTGTCGTGGTAATTGGATTGATTTTAATATTTATATAAATAGTTAAAAATTAGTTAATTGTTTTAACCCAGACCAAAATGTTTCTTGACTTTGTTTTGCTTTTTCTGCTTGTTGAGCATAATAAAATGCCAATGCAGCAGATTCTTCATCTTTTTGTTTGTTTTCTTTATATAATTGCCTCATTGCTTCTTCTTTACTAAGTGGTGTAGTATCAACAGTTTCTCGATGCCTTTTATATTCTTCAAAATTATTAAATTTTTGAGTTTTCTTATAATCTTCTTCAGTAACAGGAATTACTGATTCTACATAAGCTTGTCGCAAATCAGTATAACCTATTCCTTCATTACTGAAGAGAGAACCAGATGTAAAATTATTATCATAAACCATTAAAGATGAACCTCCAAATGTAGAAGCATATGGGTCACTTACACCGTTATACGTTGTCAGCGTTTGCACTTGTTTTTTTCTTTTTTCCATTTCGGCAGCCATATTAGACTTAGTAACATTTGGAGTATAAATTATATCATCGTCTGATTTGAGCCAATTACCGTATCCAGTTTCATTAGGATCTTCTAATTTGTGATTTTCAAATTGGTCATTAAACCATTTGTTGAAATTTCTAGGATCTTTGAGGTCTTTTTTATTATCAAACAATCTATCCAAAACGTTGCCATTATTGCTGTCAAAAAATTCGTTTGTAGTTTGAACTCTTTTATTATTTGTTTTATTTTGAAATTCATATATTCCTAGTATTTTTTGATATGCTTTTGAAAAGAAAATAAAATACTTTTCTTCAAGGCGAGATTTATCAGGATGTGTTTTTAAAACAATTTTTTTACATTCTTTCATAACATCCTCAGTTAAGTTCATATTTTTGAGACCAAAAAGTTTGAATAAATCTTCCCTTGAATAGTTATCAATATTCAAATCTAAACTTTCATATCCTGATTTATTGTATGTAACAGAAATGTTTCTCTCTTCGTTAGGATTACAAAAAGGGTTTACTCCAGCAAAAGGGTCATCCTTATATGTATTACCAGCTTCTTTAATTTTAATACCTCCTTTACTGCATTTTGTCATTGATGACTTATTTTTACTAGATTCATTTATAATATCATTAATACTTCTTCCTTGTTGTCGCATTACTAATTTATTATATTATTTTTATTTAAATTAAAAATATCATATATTATATTATTTTTAAATGATAATATAATATATATGTGTTTTAATTATAAAGTATCATTATTAACATTTACAATAGGAACTATATTTTCTTTATTATTATACAATTATGGAAACAAAAAATATAGTATAGAGAATAAAGTCTCAGGAATATTTTTAATTTTCATAGCGGCAATTCAATTTATGGATTTTCTATTTTGGATTGACATAAATAATAAACTTGGTATTAATAAAATAACAACTATTTTGGCTCCTTTTTTAAATACATGTCAGCCAACAATACTATATTTAATAAAATGTATTTATTATAAACCAGCTATATTTTCAATGAAAAACTATAATTTGCCAGTAGCTATATTAAATTTGTTATATTTTATATTCTTTTTATTTGATTACGAAAAATATATTACACATAGTAAATTAGTAACTCAGCCAGAAAATGGATATTTAAAATGGCCTTGGTTAAAATATGCAAATCATAATTTATATTTAATTTTATTTTCTATAAATATTTTTTATTTATTTGACTTCAAATATGGATTAAGTTTTTTTATAATTGTTTATTTATTTCTTTTCTTGAGTATAAACTATTTCTATTATCATGTAGGTGAAATGTGGTGTTTTTTTGGTTCATTTACACCGCTAATATTATATTTTTCTTCGTTTTATATTTAGACTTTTACTTGAAAAAATTATAAAAAAATACTATACTAATAAGAATTAATACTGACCCGTAAATTTTATTTGGCATTGTTAGATTTAAAAAATCAGAAAACATATTCGTGCTAATTGATGGGAAAAATGTAGCAGGTTGACCTAACCAACCGTTAGCAAAAGTTGCATGTGAAAGTATTACTAAAAATGTTAAGAAGTTTGTAACATATTTTACTTTTTTATTTTGAAATATTTTAGTATCTGTGTTATTAATTAACAAGACATAATACATAAGTGGGAACAAAGCAAACAAATGCATATAAGTCAACGCACCGAACATTAATATATTATATAAATATATTATATTTATAAATATTTTATATGCACTTATAAAATTTGTGGTTGTTATAATATGTGAATTGAAAAATAGTTATAGCTATAATATTGAATATATTGAAAAATATTATATCCTAAATAGATTTTTATCTTTCAGATAAAAAAAGTTGAAAAAATAAGTAAAAATTTTATATTATTAATTAACAAATAAATAATATAAAAGTATTTTTTTAAGATATATAATGTATAATTATAGTTTTGTATTTTGCATATGTTTTTTAAATTACTTATTCAATATATCTACAAATTCATTTGTAATAAATAGAAACATGCTAAATAATAAAAATGTATTGATAGGAGCCGAAAGAAATAAGTATAATCCTTTCTCTAGAAAATATTTGGATGAACTTTCAAATAAGCAAAATAATAGTGAAAATAATATAATTGTTATTAAAAAGTATCCATTAACTAGACCATCATTTATAGAAGAAGTAAAACGCTTAAATTCAAAAAATATTACAATTCAAAATGAAAGCATAATGGGATCGCATAATCAAACAGATGAAAATAACAATGAATTCGATGACGAAGAGAACAGACCAAAATTACGTGTTATTTTAAATAAATCAGGGTTTTTAAGGGCACTAGGAGTTGAATTGGAAAATGAAGATAATAATGATAATAGTCAAGGGAATGGATTTTTTGATGAAGATGAAGATACAGGAAGAAGAAGATATGTTGAAAGTCCGAATTCAAAATCAAAAAATTTCCAAGTTCTTAAAAAGTTCAATATAGCATTTAAAAACGTAGGTGGTTATGAAAATGTAAAGCAAGAGCTAATGCAATGTGTTGATATTTTAAGAAATTATCAAAAATATAGAAAATATAATGTAAGAATACCCAAAGGTTTAATTTTAGAAGGTCCACCTGGAACAGGTAAAACTCTTTTGTCAAAAGCATTGGCAGGTGAAGCAAATTGCAGTTTTATTCCAGTATCTGGTTCAGATTTTCAAGAAAAATATGTAGGTGTGGGTTCAGCTAGAATTAAAGAATTATTTGAATTAGCTAAAAAAAATGTGCCTTGTATTATATTTATTGATGAAATAGATGCTTTAGGTAGAAAAAGATCTTCCGATGGGGAGACTTCATCGAGTGAAAGAGACAATACATTAAATTCGTTATTAGTTGAATTGGATGGGTTTAAAAATAATACAGGTATTTTTTTGGTAGCAGCTACAAATAGAATTGATTTACTGGATAGTGCTCTAACTAGACCAGGTAGAATTGATAAAAAAATATTCATAGGACTTCCTGATAGTAATACTAGAAAAGAAATCATAAAAATACATATAAATGGTAAACCATATTGCGATACGATTGGAATTGATGAATTGGTAGAAGTTACAGAAGGTTATAGTGGTGCTCAAATAGAAAACCTACTAAATGAAGCTATGTTAAACGCATTACGACTAAATAAAACACAATTTTGTTATAAGGATTTTGATTTTGTATTAAATAAAATGATGGCTGGTTGGCAGCCAAATGAGCATGAATTTACAGAAGACATTATAGACCATATTGCTATTCATGAAATGGGACATGCAGTTGTAGGCTTGCTATCAAAACATCATTCGAAAGTTTCAAAGGTCATTATAAATTTATCTTCTCCAAAAAGTCCAGGCTACACAGTGTTTGAGGGTTCAACAAGTAATATTTATATTAGAGAAGCACTATTTGAACACTTGATGATATTATTGGCAGGAAGAATTGCAGAGGAAGTTTTTTATGATGTTTCTGTAACTACTGGCGCAATAAATGATTTTGAGGAAGCGTTAAAATTGGCAGAAAAAATGATTATTTATTACGGAATGGGAAATAATATAATATATCCAAGTTTTAGTGAAAAATATAAAGAATTAATTGATAATGAAGTGGTTACTTTATTAAATGCTGCTTACAAATGTGCTCATCTAATAATTGAAAACGCTAAGGATTTTATCAAAGAAACATCTGAAATTTTAAAGCAAGATAAAATTATCAAAGTAGATGGATTAAATAACTTGATACAAACTAAATATAAGTATTTGAAGGACTTAGAAATAGAATTTGAGTAAAAAGATTTAAACATATTGATTTAAATAATAACAATGTCAAGTTTAACAGAAAGTTTTTTAATATATGATGGAAATGATACTGAACCAAAGAGACCAAAGAAACCAAAGAAACCAAATAATGAACCAAAAAAAAAAGAATGGTATGATGTATATTTATGTATTGAAAAAAATGGTAACAGTGAATATATAAATGGTTTAAATTGTTATACTTTTACAAATTTTATCCGCGCAAATGATTTTTATTATAAAAATCATGCTGATGAAAAAAATAGACACATTATTATTCCTGTATGTAAATGGATACCTTTCATATTTCAAAAATATTATTTAAATTATACATTAAAAAAACTTTATTGGAAAAATGATATAACTATTTTTAGAAATGAAAAATATAGTTAATTTATATATTTAATTTATATATTTAATATATAATGCGTAATATTAAACGATGGATAATATGTGCAGTTTTATTTGTAATTTGTTTATTAATACTTAGTTACTTAAATAAAACATTGAAAGAGGGATATAATAATTGTTACCAACCCGAACTTATTTTTAATAACTCAAATAATTTGCCACCTCCTTATAGATATAAAACTATTCGTTAAATTCATATTTTAGAGAAACTTAAGTAAAAATATATTTACATAATCAAATGCAAATATATTTTATTTATTTCACTTTGGTTCACTTTGGTTCAACCTTTTCTATAGGTTGATTAAATATCTAATGAAACTGTATTACTTGCAGACTTCTTGCGACGCCCACTTCGCTTAGGCATGTTAACATCAGATTGCAACTCTTTCAAATCACTTATACTAATAGTACTACTATCATTTTGAGGAGTTGATTGCTGTATAGGTTCTTGAATATTGATAGTCTTAGTCTTCAATCCAGAGAGAATATCTGTAATATCACTTGGTCCTCTCATTTCTGGACGAGGTGCTTGTCTTTTACTTGTTCTTTCTTGAATATCAGGACGTTCGTAATTTTCTCTCAAACTAATACCATCATCTACTCCAGCAAAAGAGTTGCGACTCATATTTAAATCGGGTCTTGCATAATTATTATTTCCAGGTCTATGAATTGGCGGAGGAATTGCGTTGGGGCCTTGAGTAGCCATTGGAGGAGGCGGACCCATACCAGCAGATGCTCTAGGTTCTGGGTTCATAATTCCAGACATAAACCCAGAAAATCCCGGATTAGAACCAGCCATTGTGTTAACAGCTGCTGATTGGAATGAACGCATTAAATCAGGGTTTTGTCTTAAAATATCATCCATACCAGGCATTGCGGATTTAAACATAGTATTTGTCATATGAACCATCATTGCACTTCCTCCTAACTGGAAAAGCAATTTTAGCTCAGGAGCCATAGATGCCTTACTCTTATATTTTTCATGTAATTCTCCAAAAATATCATCATAGTCATTTATATTTTCTTGTATCTGTTCACTCCATCCATCAAGCTTTATATCAAAAGGATCGAACTTTCCATTTAAAAATTCAATTCCATTGATAACTGCCATTAACATGTTACCTTGAAATTTTACCGAATTTTGCTTAGATTTTTCTTCCATAATAGTTTCATATTCACCCATCATTTCTTGAAGTGAAGACTCCATATTATATTTTTTTGACAATTCAACACCTTTTTTTTCTAAAGCCTCTAACTTTCTAAGATACTTAAACTTCTCTCTTAGTAGTTCTTCTTTAGATATTTTTGGTTCCATTGGAACAGCCTTGTCAGGATTTAAAGGAATATTGTTAAATTTACTATAGCCATCCCATGTTTTATTATCGTTTTCAGTTTGTGAAGTGGATTGACCAAGTGTATTTTCATTACCGCCTAATTTAATATCAGGTTCTTCAAAAGATACACTTGGTTTACTGAAAAAGTCAGATTTTGGTCTATAATTACTAGAAGGCATATCATCAACTAAATTATTCAATTCATTTTCTAAATTATTTAGATCATCTAATTCAATATCACTTGTTGGTTTGCTATTTTCCTTAACTCTATCATTCATTAATAATTCTAGTCCACCTCCAAAATTACTAGATTTACCAAAACTATTATTACTTTCAAAGTCATTATCAAAATTTAGCTCAGTTATTTCCATTATATCTGCCATATCTATTCATTAAATAGAACATTTAATTTTAAGTATTACGAATTGTAAAATATATATTTTATTTAATATTAGAATTTGAATTTTTATGAATATTCATTTTTCTTGTTTTACCACCATTTATAATATAAGGGGTTGTTTTTGGTAAATGTTGTATAATAGTTCCACCAATAAGCAATAATACAGCTAATCCTAATAATATAATAGTAGCAATTAGGTTTCCATTTAATGCAGACATATATATATTATTTATATTTTTTTATTATTTAAAAACCATAACCCTTGTAAAAATGAATCCGCTAAATCATCTTTTTTTTTATGATTATTAAAATATGTAATATGTTCATTAAATCTGAAATCATTTATTAGAATATCTAAACATTTTTCAATTCCTAATTTTTTTCTATCGCTATATTTAGTCTTACATTTTGCGTCAAAATCTTTTAATTTATTTGATGCAGATATAAACTCAATGTGTTCTACTTGTAAATTGGACATTATGAAATATTGGACTAACATTCCTTGTATTGTCTTCATTCTTGTAGCAATTGGACTAATCTGATTTTCAATAATAACATAATCAATTTGTTCTTCATTTTCAAATAATTTATTAAATTTAGTTTTAATATTAATTCCAATATTAAATAAATCTACGTCTGCAGCTTTTTTACTTTCTATAGTTTGAAAATAATTAATATTAATATAATCATTAATTAAATTAATTAAATCTGTTTTTTTAATTTTAGTTTCATATTTAATATTATGACTATCGGCTATCTCATAAAGTTTTTGTAATTTTTGTTTATTAATAAATGATGGTTTTTGTTCAGATGTTGGGATTTGTAGTTGTTGTTTTTTGGAATGTTTCAAACAATAGCATTTATCGTCTTTCTTAAATTTAGCTGGTTTATTACATATATTATTAATTTCAACAAAACAGCAATTAATTATATCTTCTTTGTCAGAAATATTAATTATATCCCATTTTGTAATCTTAAATTGTTGAGCCGTTGGAGATTTTTCAAAAAGACAAAATGCTAAATTTTTTATACCAACATCAATAGATAGAACCTTCATATAATATTAAATTATAATAACTTATTATTATATTCTTTTACTTAAACTTAAATTTACAATTCAATTTACATTTTTACACCAGGAATAGTTGCGTTCTGATAATCTATTGGATTAATAGACGGTGCGATTAATCTAGCATTCAGTTGTTCACTTGTTAGGTAAGGATTTTTTAAGTCACTACTGCAATAACCGTAACCTGGTTTATTTGTATCAAAAACTCCTTTAAAATTATATGGAACATTTGAAGAAGGTGTTCTGTCAGTTTTGACATGAGGGTCAAGACCTAAATCATAGCAAGCTTCCATATTATTATAATTCATAATTTTGAGACCATTATGTTGTAAATATTGTCTATATTTCCAATTAGAATGGATACCTTCTTGTCTTTGAATTCTCTCATTAACTACAGCATCAGGTTGCCAAGTTGCGTAGTTTCGGCCATCGGCCATAATTGGAGGAGAATTAAAAATAAAATTATTGCTTGCAGAATAGCAATTTTCCCATCCATATTTTTTTGAACCATTATTATCACTATAACAAGTTAAACTTGACATTTATATAATTACAAGATAAAATCTTATTCAACTCCAAGCATTTTAAGTAAATCTTGCTTCTTTAATTTTGTTGAATCAGCAGACAATCCTTTTTCAGTAACAATACTTCTTAGCTTTGTCAATGATAGTTTTTTATAATCTAAGTTTTCATTGCCAGTTTCTTCTAAATTTATAGAAATTGTTTTTAAATTTGATGAAATCAAATTATCATGAGTTTTTACTTGCAAAGTATCTGTGATATGAATTTCTTCAGCAGATAATATTTCATTGTGAAATTCATTATTTGTATTTAGTTCAACAGATTGTGTGTCTGATAAATTATCTTCCAATACTTCTAAATCTTCTAAATTATCCAATTCTTCATTTTCATTTTCACTATTTTTAAAAAGTTCATTAGTAATATTTAACTTCAAAACCTTAATATCATTTGTTTCAACTAGTTCTTCAATATTTTCATCAATTACAGAATTTGTATCACTATCGCCATCTGATACAGATTGCAATAAAGAAATAGTATCAATATCAGTATCAGTTTCTGAAATATCTTCATCATCTTCCTCATCATCAGATACATCAATTAATTTATGTTTTGCGTTACTTGTAGACACATAATTATTATTTTCATCTTCTTCGTTATCTTCTTCATGTTCTTCGTTATCTTCCTCATTTTCTTCGTTATCTTCCTCTTCTAAAGTTTGCTGAAAATGTTGCCTATTTGAACCTCCAAATGTGCTTATAGCTAAATGGTTCATACCCATTTTAATACCATTCATGTCTTCAGCTAAAGTAGAAACGAGACTTAACATTGATGCAATTTTATGATTTTGGTCTCTCATTTTACTTTCAAAATAAACAACAAGAAGAGCAACTATCAATACCAATATTCCTAAAAACATAAAAAACGTAGGATTAAATAAATCATATAAGGATGCCATTTTATTACAAAAAGAATATATTAATAAATTTATTAACTAACGAATTAAATTTATAATCTATAAATATAAACATTGCTTTCTTTATTCCAAGACATAGGAACTTGAATAGTATTTAAAAATTCGCCGAAGTTTTCTAGAGGTTTTTTTGAACAACAAACAATAGTTCCTATTGGTAAAGTGTTTTTAAGTTTTTGAAAGACCGCATCTATACCAGTTTGATCAAAACATAAATTACTAAACCAAATAAATATTTGTTTATTTTTGTATTCTTCAAAATCAATGTCAAAAATATTTTTATTTAGCAATTCAACTTTGTCTGCATATTCAAATTTAAGTTCAGATTTAAGAATTTCCGCGTCACTGTGACGTTGTTTAACTAATTCTACTCCTAAAACATATTTTATTTTAGATTGAGATGCCATATACATACATAATTTTCCACGACCAGAACCTAAATCCATAAAACAATTAATTCTAGGATTATAATTTTTTGTTAGAAAACTATATAACTTTTGGATACCGTCGTATTCCATTTCTCCATATGTAATATTAACTCCTTTATATAAATCTATATCTTCGATTTCATTATCAAATTTGCATCTAGGATATAAATTTTTTAATTTATTAATATAATGTTTTTTAGTTCCTTTATTTAAATTACGCCGTATTCGTCTAGTTGACATATAAATATTAAAATATAAATAAATTAATATTTATACATAAAAATTATAAAAATAAAAATTATAAAAATAAAAA